GGTGCCGTTGGCGGTGCGGGCCAGCGGCATCGTCATGTCGTGGCCGATGACCAGGTGAACGTCGGGCTGCTCGGCGAGCACGTCGGCAAAGGCGCCCGGAGCGATGCGCTCACGGAAGCCGCCGAGATCGTGCGAGAGGTTGTTGAAGACGGCGGCGTGGCCGCGAACGGTCAGCTCGTCGGGACTTGAGCCGCTCTCGCGGACTTCAAGCTCAACCGGCGTGGTGGTGATCCACCGGCTTGCCAGCGGGTCCTCTTCCTCAAGCTGGTCCTCTACGTCGTCAAGAGCTTCCTCTTCGGCGATGTAGAGCGCCGCAAGCTGCTTGGCGGCCTCTGCGTTGGTCATGTGACAGCCGACAACCTCGCCGGAGTCATCCTTTACGACCGCGAAGCCTTCGCAGTCTGCGTTGTCGTCTTCAATGTGCCAGGGCATTTATTCCAAAGGGTCGGTGGACTGAGTGAGGTTCGGAGCGCCGCCAACGGGCGTCATCTGGAGGTCGTCGCCGCCTTCCACGGCCGGGTAGTTCTCCAGCGCGCGAATCTCGTTGGCGGTAAGCCAGCCGGCTTGCCGCGCCTTGAGCATCGCCTCGTAGCGCTCGCGGGTTGACGGCCGAAGCAGTGAGTCGGCCTTGAACTCCGGGTAAAGGTTCTCTGACGGCGGGAAGAGCTGCTGGTCGGCGCGCAGGGCGCTCTCGATGCGCCTCATGCGAGGCGCTAGGCAGAACTTCAGGAACTGCTCGGTGATCTGCTGCGTGTCACCAATCGCCTCGCCGGTAATGAGCTGCGCGGGAAGGCCGAAGATGCGGGCGATGTCGTGGACCGACAGCTTCATCTGGTCGACCATCGCCAGGTCCTGCATGTTGACCGGCATCACGGTGAGTTCAGCGCCGCCACCGAGCACGGCGGTGCGCCGAGCCCTTGCGGCCCCGGCGTGGGCGCTGTTCCAGAGGTCGGCAATCTCTTTGGCTTGCTCGGCGTTGACCTGCTGAGGCAGGCGAATGACCGCGCCGGGGGCGGCGTCGTTCTGGAAGAAGGCGCCTTGGAAGCGGTTGACCTGCTGCGCGTTGGCGAGCACTTGGCGGTGCGCCTCAAGCGGTGAGAGGCCAACGGCGCCGCCGAACGGGGCGATGCCGCGAATGTGCAGGACCTCTTTGCAGGTGAGCTCGGCTACGTCATCGCCGTCACGGATCTCGTAGGTCGGCTCGTAGCTGTCCTCGTTGAGGACGCGGACGCGGTCGGCGCGAATGACGCGCAGCTCCCTGACCGCTCCCCTTGACTGCGTTTTGAGGACGTAGGCGTTGCCAAAGGCTTCTATAGAGCAGGTGACGTCCTGCCAGAACTCAAACGGGCTCTGCGAGGCGTTAGGGGCGCGGTGCAGGAGGTCAAACTGCGGCGCGTTGTAGTCAACCTCGGGCGTGCCGTCCTCAAGCTTGCGGTAGACCTTGCACGGCATGGCGCTGATGGAGTCGCTGATGAGGCGAATGGACGCCATCACAGCGGGCACCGACACCGAGCTGCTCGGCGTGTTGGTGGTCAGCGCGTTGTCGGTAGGCATCGGGAAGCTGGTGCCGGCCGTCCCGAAAGCGCGGGCGCGCAGGTTCACGTCGCCGCCGATGGTTGCGACCCTCACGAGAGCACCTGCACGAAGATGACGCGCTCAGCGGGGACCTCAAAGTGCCCGGTGGCCTCGACGCTCTCCTCTTCCACAATGGAGGGCGTCAGCATGATGTAGTGGCCTCCCCACCGGCCGGCGAGGATGCCTTCGACGCTAGGGCCGTCTGTGAGGTGCAGACGGGCGGCGCGCTTTCCGCGCACCTTCCACGTCAGCTTCATAAGCCATACGGGCAAGAGGTATCTCCTAGAGCTCGGCGATGTCGCCGTCTACGGTTTCGATGAAGTTGCGGGTCGTGCGCTCAACCTTGGCGTCGTCGCGCACCTGGTAGTAGTCGCGGGCGGCCTGTGCGCGCTCAAAGGTGCGCAGCTTGTTGCGGTGCTCAAAGTCAAGGTTGAGCTCGCCGTGCGGGACCACGTCGTATTCGGTGGACGGTCCCCACAGCGCCTTCAGGCCCCATTTCCAGTCCGGGTCGGGGACGCCGAAGAGGTAGTGGGCGCCGTAGACGCGCAGGCCGCGCAGCGCCTTGAAAACGCATGTCAGCGGGCTGCTGGACTTAGTCGGGGCGCCGAGGTTGCCGGTCGGGACAATCGGGCCGCCGTCCTGGCCGCTGTTCCAGTCCCAGCGCTCAACGAGGTGGACGTTGTAGGCCTCGTACTCGCCGGACTGCATCTGGTTGCGGGCGCGGGCGCAGTCGCCGTCAACAAGGAAGGTGTCGGCGTCAATGACGACGTACCAGTCCTCCTCGGTAGTCATCTGCTCAGCCAAGGCGAACATAAACGAGCGCTTCTCAACCTCGTTACCCATCCAAGCGCTGTCAGGCACGAAGAGCGTGTGGCCGATGCCTACGGCCTCGCAGCCGGTGGCGATCGCCTCGTGCGCCTCAACCCCGCTTGAGCGTCCCTCCCGGTCGTAGAGGAAGTAGGCGCCGTCCACGTAGACCATGTGGTCTACGAGCCGCGCGCAGGCGGCAGGGTGAGCGGCAAGCCAAGTCGGTGACTCATCCCAAAACGAGCACAGCCCAACAACCTTCACAGCGTCACCTTCATCGCGCCAGCGTCCATCTCGCGCGCCCAGGCGACTCCCGGCTCGCACTTCTGCCCGAGCGGCTGCTCGCGGCCAAGCCCGGCGTGAACGTAGGCGCCGACAAGGCTGCAACCGGCGTGATGCCAATGCATAGACGTCGTACCGAAACGGCCACAGTTGACTTCTGTGACCTTCGGAATCCCGGCGGTGTTTTCCCTTGCGTCAAGCATGAAGACGCCGTTAGGGACGCCCTGCAAGGCTCTTGTGAGCCGTAGGGCGAGGTCGTGCAGGTCTTTGCGGTCGACGGTGACCTGAAGCGTGGCGGTGGAGGCAATCTTGGCCGGTGAGCGGTCGGCACCGAGCAGGCGCAGGCGCTCCTTCATGCCATAGGCAACAAGCTCGCCGTCCTTGAACACTCCGGTCCAAGAGAGGTCCTTACCGGGCAGGCGCTCAGCGAGCATCCACTCGTCATCGGCTACACCGAGCTGGCGGTGGTGGCGCATCCAGGCGCGGGCAATCTCAACGTCTGAGACAGGCAGGGCACCGGAAGAGCCGGCACCTGTGCGAAGGCGCATCCAGCAGTCGCCGCCGAGGGCTTCGATGGCCCGCTCAAGCTCAGACTCGTCGGAGATTGGCAGCGTGGCGGGGGCATCAGGCCCTGCGACCTGGGCTGTGCGGTACTTGTCCGCGCAGATAAACAGCGCCGCCCTGTTCGGAAGAAGCGTTGGCGCGTTGAGAAGGTGAGCGTTAGCGGAAAGCCACTTGACCTCAGCGTCGGGCTGAGCGTGGACGAAGGCGACGTCGTACTTGTGGATCAGCTGGTTGATCTCGGTGGCGGTGCGCTCGCGCCTGACAAGCTCGCGGTGCCTGCCTCGAGCAAGCTGCAGCATGACTGGGTCCACGTCGCAGGCGACGGCCTCGTGGCCGCACTCATACATTGCCTTGCAGGCGTTGATGCCGGCCGGGCCACCAGCGCCAAGGACGAGAATCATCATCCGATAAGCACGAAGCCCTGCTCGGCCTGCTCGTTGACTGAGCGCCATGCGCGCCAAGTAGCCATGACTGAAGCGACGCAGGCGTCGATGCGCTTGCTCTGGTCCTTCTTCTGGATGCGCCAGCCCCTGTCGGTCATCTTGGCTGCCGTCGATTCGACGTGAGCGGCCAAGACGGCGTCGCCGTCGTGAATCAGGCGACGCTCCTGCGCTGATGCGTAGAACTGCTGGTAGGCATCGGCCATTGCGGCCGAGGACTGGTGCAGTGGAGCCACGGTAAGCCCTTCCCCTGAGAGTGTCTGTGCTGAGCGCTCAAAGAAGCGCGGGTCAAAGACCAGCTCGCGCACGTCGTAGGTGTTGGCGAGCGTGCGGACGTACTCCTCAACCTGTTCAAGGTCGACGCGGCCACCTTCGGCGTACTCGTGAGCCGGTACGTCGTGAACGGCACTCCAGACGTGCGAGGTGACGGCAACCTTGTCGCCCGTAACCCATGACATTGAGACGGCTGTGGTGTCGTGCACTAGGCCAACGTCAATGCCGAGATAGACGGGAGTGCCGGACACCGGGCGTAGCTCGTCGTCCTGCATCTCATCCCACAGGCCCGGTTTGAGCCAAGACGTGCGAGTTGCCGTCCATTGGTTGAGGTGAAGGCGCCGAAAGGCCTGCTCGTCAACGGTTGGCGAGTCGAGCTGCTGGCGAAGCGTCTCCGGCGTAACCCACGAGGCCGGGTTGGCCCGCATCCAGGCGTCCTCGTCTTCGATGTCGCTGTCGGCCGGCGCCTGCCACCAGTAGAACAGGAAGCCGGTGTCGGTGTCCTTGGCGACGAGGAGCGAGCCGTTCTCGCGCTCCTCTAGCTGCGGCAGCTCGGTGGCCTGCTTGAACAGGCGGCCAAGAACGGTTTCGCGGTCATAGCCGGCCGTCGTGATGGACACGGTTAGCGGCTGCTCGCGGGCCCCTGTCGCGGTCTGCATCGCCGCCCAAAGCTCTTCCTGCCTCGGTGTCATCCACGAGTGCAGCTCGTCGGCGACGATCGTTGAAGGGTTGAGGCCGTGCTGCAGCTTGCCGTCGGCGGCAATGCGGCGGATGAGCCCGTCTGTCTGCGGGCACTTGATCACGAAGCGCTGCTGGTCAAACCACAGGCTCAGATCCGCGTTGCTGTCAGCGAAAGCTCGAGCTTGGTCGAAGACAACGGCGGCCTGCTCGCGGGAGCCCGCCGCCACTACGACATCTGGCGCGTGTTCGCCTTCGGCCGCACAGGCCCACAAGGCAAGCGCCGAGAGCAGCGAGCTCTTGCCGTTCTTGCGCGGCAGCCCAATAAGCGCCTGGCGCACGATGCGATTGCCGTGCTTGTCGACAGCCAGCAGGTCATCTACAAGCTCGCGCTGCCACGGCTCAAGCCTGAACGGCTTGCCATGCCAGCGGCCGATCGTGTGACGAATCAGCTGGTCGGTGAACAGCGAGAAGTGCTCGGCTGGCTCCAGCGGGCCGCCTTGGCGAACGCTCTTTGCCTGCCACAGCTTCGGCGTCGCGTCGCGCTCTTCAAGCAGATGCTCGTGGCGATCCCACCGAAACGTCCCATCCCTCTGGTGCTGCTCAAGCGTCTTTGCCCGGCTCGGCGGCTTGTTCACGAGCGGCTCCCCTCTGTGCCATCTCCACAAAAAAAATCTGCC